GCGCTGGAGGTGAAAGCCGTGACCTGGAATGCCACCTTCAAGCCCCACGAGGTCGAGCTCGCAGAGCTGGTGAAGGACTGGTGACAGAAGTTAGCCTGCGTGATTTCGTCGAGCGCATCTTCGAGGAGAAGCAGAAGGCCCTGGAGCTGGCCTTCAAGGCCCAGCAGGAGGCGCTGGCGCTGGCGTCGCGGACTCTTGAGTTGCGGCTCGAAAAGCTCAATGAGCTTCGTCAAGAGGTCACCCAGGATCGAGGCAATTACGTAACCAAGGACAAATTCGACGCGGCGATCGAAACCCGGGATAACCGGCTCAAAGTCCTGGAGGACTGGCGGAGTCGAGCCATTGGCTTTGGGGCTGCGGTTGCGCTCCTCGGTGGCCTGGCCGGCGGGATCGCGGCTCGCTTCATCCACTGAAATGACCATGGATGACTGCTCCTGTCCCTGCCATGTGAGCGGAGATACGTGCACGCAGTGCCTGTGTGAAGACGACGACGAAATCGAGGAACTGAGCGCGGACGCACGCGACTAAGGACCGCCTGGTGCGGCCTTTTCGGGAGGCAGGACCTACCGATGGGAAGTGGCAAGCCAATTACCGCCCGCAAGCGCGCGGCGATCATCGAAGACCTCGCCCACGGGCAGAAGCTCGCCCAGATCGCCCGCCGCCATGGCGTCAGCCCGTCCTCTGTAAAGGCAATCCGAATCGCCCAGGGCCTGCAGCCGTTGCCGACTGACGAGGCGAAGGAGAGCGCGGCCAGGGCGCGTGCGGTGCATGTGCTGAACACCAAGCGCCGCCGTGATGTGCTGGAGGATCGCTTGCTCTCAGCCGCCGAGAAGCTGCTGCACCAGATGTTTGCGCCGGCTAAGGTCTATGCCTTCGGCCGCAACTCTGACGGCGAGCACGCCTATGTCGACCAGGCGGTCCCTGAGCCAGACGCCAAGAGCAAGCAGGCACTGATGATCTCCATCGGCATCGCGCTGCAGAGGGCGACGGAGCTCAATAAGTACAACGCCGAGGGCTCGGCAGCAGCGTCTGCGGCGATCATCGAACTGGTCGATTTTCTGGACGCGACCGAGAAAGCCGAGTCGGCTTGATTCTCAAGGTTCCGGTAGGTATGCAGCGGCGCTCCATCGTGGAGGCCCAGGCCCGCATCAACATCTGGGTCGGCGCCGTTCGTTCAGGTAAGACCATCGCCGCCATCATCCGCTGGCTGGACTTCATTGCTCGCGGCCCACAGGGCGACCTGATGATGGTCGGCAAGACCGAGCGAACGCTGAAGCGCACAACGCTCGACCCGATCGCGGAGATCATCGGCGACGACCAGTGCCGGGTGAATTGGGGCATGGGCGAGGCTCGAATCCTCGGCCGGCGCGTATACCTGCTCGGAGCCAACGACCAGCGAGCTGAGGAGAAGCTCCGTGGCGTCACCCTCGCCGGCGCCTACGGCGACGAGATGACGACCTGGTTTGAGAACTTCTTCGGGATGCTGCTTTCGCGGTTGTCACTTCCGGGTGCGAAGTTCTTCGGCACCACCAACCCAGACACCCCATCCCACTGGTTGAAGCGAGACTGGCTCGACCGAGCGCACGAGCTCAGCCTGATGCACTTTCGCTTCACCATCGACGACAACCCGAACCTCGACGCCAGCAGCGTGGCCGACCTCAAGAAGGAGTACGTCGGTATCTGGTATCAGCGCTACATCCTGGGTCACTGGATTGAGGCCGCTGGACGGATCTACGACACCTGGGTCGAGGAGAAATTCGTCGTTCCTGAGGTTCCTCCGCTATTCCGGCGCTGGCTCGGCATCGACTTCGGCCGCTACAACCCCTTCGTCGCGCAACTGCAGGGCCTGGCCGAGGACGGCCGCGTGCATGTGGCGGCTGAGTTCCGTTACGACGGCCGGCAGCAGAAGCGTCAGAAGGCGGAGCCGGAATATGTCAAGGACCTGATCCAGTGGCTGACGTCGCTGGGCATGCAGGCGCGCGATGAGACCTGGCCTGAGTGGTGGTTCGTCGATCCCTCGGCCGTCTCGTTCATGACCGAGCTCTATCGCTCCGAAATCTCTGGCGTCACGCCGGCCGATAACGACGTGCAGAAGGGGCTGCAGCTTGTGGCTTCCGCGCTGGCCACCGACCGGCTGCGAGTGCATGCCTCGTGCAAGGGCCTTCGCGACGAGTTCCCGACCTACTCCTGGGATCCGAAGGCCGCCAACCGCGGCCTCGAGCAGCCGCTCAAGAAAGATGACCACTCGGTCGACGCATTGCGCTACGGCTTGATGGGAAGCCGATTCATCTGGCAACAGTCGGAGCTGCTCCCCGTCGGGCAGCGACCCGCATAGGAGATTTGCGAATGGCACCCAAGAAGAAAGAGTCCGCCGGAGCAGCCCCGGAGTTCTATGACCAGAACAAGGGTTGCCCGCTGTGCGGGATCATGATCCCCAACGAGTTCCCTGGCCGAGACCAGGTGCATGGCCCGGTCTCGTATCCGGCGATGCTCGCTCACTATGCGGTGGTGCACCCCGGCGTGGAGCCGCTGGCGGATCCAGGACCGGACGAGAGGCAGATCGCAGCCGAGAAAGCAGCGGGCGGCTAGTTGGCGCTTCCGGAGGGCGGGAACGTTCCCTGGCCGCCGTCCAAGTGGCGGTCGGCCTATCTCCGCTATGGCGAGCATTCGGCTTGGTATTCCGGAGATCCGCAACAGCTCCAGACCTACTACTCGGGCTATGGAGGCAACGACCGCACCGGTTTCTTCGATCCGAACACAACCGCGCAGGGCTGGAAGTCGCTGCTCAAGCGCTTCATGTTCTGGGCTCGCCAGAATTCGGGCGCGGTTACCCGCCAGCGTATACACAGCGGCCTGCCTGGTGACATCGCCGGCGCCTCATCGGATCTGCTGTTCGGCGATCCTCCGGACCTGATCATCCCCGAGGCCCATGTGGTCAAGGCAAAGAGCGCGGCCAAGGATGCCCAGAAGCGCCTGACCAGGCGCGTCGACGAAGACTCCATGCACTCCACGTTTCTGGAGTCCGGTGAAATCTCGGCCGCGCTGGGCGGTGTGTTCGAGCGGGTGACCTGGGACCCGAAGTTTGCCGAGCGGCCGCTGCTCGTTCCGGTTCATCCGGACGCAGCGGTGCCCGAGTTCCGCTGGGGCTATCTGCAGGCGGTCACGTTCTGGCGCACCCTGGTCGATGACAAGGTCGTCATCCGGCACCTCGAAAGGCTGGAGCCGGGGTACATCCTGCACGGCCTCTACAAAGGCACGAAGGACAAGCTCGGGATCCCGATGCGCCTCACCGAGATGGCGGAGACCGCCGGGCTTGAGGCCGTAATCGAAACCGGCCTGCCGAAACTGACTGCGGTCTACGTGCCAAACATGAAGCCGAACCGGCAGGAGCGCGGCTCGGATCTGGGGCACTCGGATTACTCCGGCAGTGAGGGCTTGCTCGACGGGCTGGACGAAACCTGGACCAGTCTGTTGCGCGATTTCCGGCTGGGCAAGGGTCGAATCTTCATCTCAAAAGATCTAGCTCGCGCGCAGGGACGCGGCAAGGGCAGCACCTTTGATGTCGAGCAGGAGATCTGGGAGCTCGTCGACATGGTGCCGTCTGATCCCAACGCGAAGATGATCCAGCCCCAGCAATTCCTCATTCGAGTCCAGGAACATCTGGACGGCTGCGATGCGCTCGTCGCCCGCATCATCGCCAACGCTGGATATTCAGGCTCCAGTTTCGGGCTTAAGAATTCAGCGACGGTCGAGCGAACAGCCACCGAGGTCAAGGCCCGAGAGCACCGCACCCTGGCCACTCGAGCGCGAAAGAGTGAGTACTACCAGCACGCGCTGGAGGACATCCTCGAGGTCTACCTGATGGCCGACGAGAAGCACTTCAACGGGCCGAGGGCGTTCCGGCCGCGGGTCGAGTTCCCGGAGACCGTCCAGGACTCGTTCCTCGACCGCGCAACCGCCATCGAACTGCTCGCTCGAGCAAGGGCGATCAGCCTCCAAACCTCAGTCGAGATGGCGCATCCAGAGTGGGATCCGGACGAGGTCGATTCCGAGGTCAAGCGAATCGAGGCGCGGATGGGGCCGGCGGGCGTGGTCGGCATCGACACGGCTACCGATGGTTCGGCTGGCACGGCCGCGCCGGACGACGCTTCGAGCGAGACCTCAGCCTCGCCGGTAGCGATGCCGCCCGGAACCGGCGGCGGTCTGCCTCCCGTTTCCGACAACCAAGCCACGTAGGCCACTCGCTCGCGCGACCCGCGAGCCAATCACCCTCGCCTGGCGCGAGTGAGTCCCTGGAGGACAAGCAATGTCGCATCTTCCATTCCGCGGCTTCGCCTTGCAGCACGAGCAGAACGGCGCCCCGGGAGGTGGGCCGCCAGCGCCGGTTGCGCCGACCCCGCCGGCCGGCGCGCCAGCGACTCCGTCACCGACGCCGCCAGCTCCACCGCCGCCCTCCGGCGGCAAGGGAGCGCCAACCTTCGAGGAATGGGTCGCCGACCCGGTCAATGCCGAATTCACGAAGGCGCTGCGCAAGGAAGCGGCCGACAACCGAGTCAAGGCTCAGACGGCGACCAAGACCGCAGAGACCACGTTTCGCGAGCTGGCCAAGTCGCTCGGCATCGAGATCCCCGGCGGCGATCCACTCGACCCCTCGAAGCTCAGCGAGGAACTGGCCAAGACCCGGCGCGAGAACCTCGAGCTGAAGGTCGGCAACGCGTTGGGTGAGGCTTTCGCCAAGTACGGTGCGAAGCCCAAGCTGACCCGGGCCCTGCTCGCCGAGGAGGGCTCGCTGCGTGACCTCGACCCGACGTCGTCTGACTTTCAGCGCGAACTCAATGCGCGGGTCAAGAAGGCGGTCGAGGACAACCCGGAACTGAAGGTGGGCCAGGCGTCCACCTCCCGGCAGGCAGTCGGCGCTGAGTTCCCTGGTGGAGGCCAGCCCCCGTCGCAGCAATTGACCATCGAGCACATCGGACTAATGAAGCCCGACGAGGTCCTGGAGGCCATGAAGAAAGGCCAGTTCGACGCGCTCCTGGGTCGCAACAAAAACCCATAGGAGAACAAGCGCATGTCGATTTCAGGTTTCGTTCCCCAGATCTGGAGCCCTGTACTCCTGAGCACGCTGCAGAAGGCGCAGGTCTTCGGCGCGCTGTGCAACCGGGACTACGAGGGCGAGATCCGGCAGGCGGGTGACACCGTCCACATCACGTCGATCGGCGATCCGACCATCACGACCTACGTGCAGGGCACGCCCCTCACGTATGAGCAGCTCAACAGCGCCGACCGCGCGCTGGTGATCAGCGCCGCGGACTCGTTCGCCTTCCAGGTCGACGACCTGGACAAGCGCCAGGCGGCAGGCGACCTGATGGAGCGGGCCATGCAGCAGGCCGGCTACAAGATGAAG